ATAGTCTACTTTTTTTAAAATTATTTTGATGGTGTTAGTAATTCATCTAGATATGCTTGAGCTTCTGGTAATGTTGCAAATGTTTTCATTTTTCTCCAAGTTCCAACTTTCATACCATTAATTTCTTCTTCTAATTCTTTCAAATCTGCTTCAATGGATACTGTATTGTATTCTATTGATTCCCCTTTTGTTTTTCTATCTGCAGTTACTTTTGTTATTTGAATACGTGGTAAAAATTCCACTTTATAACTTTTTACCCCTTTGTATACTTTAGTAACAATATGACCATAACCAATTTCTGGTGCTATATCTTCTGAATTGTCTATAACTTCTTTTTCAGTAATTGTACATCCTTTTATATCTGCATACACTTCATCAGTAACATCATCAACTGTTATATTTACAGTTCCGCCTTTAAATGATGTGTCACTTTCTGCTTCTATATCATCTGCATAAAGTTTTGTGCTATTTTTTTCTGGATTTGGTTTTGCATCAATTAATCTTCCTAAAATTGGTACTATTGATTCTTTTTCTAATGCTGCATATTTCTTTGTAACATAATCTATTTTATTATATTTTGCTGTTCTTAGCCCTATACTAGCCATTTATATACCTACCTTTCTTAAAAGAACATGTTCTATGATATAAGCCTGTTTCTTCTTCAAAAAACTCTTGACTATCTCCATCCCATGTCCAATCATTTTCTTTCATTTTATTTTTTATTGAACTCATTATTTTTAAATAATTGCTATCACTATAAATATCTATATCAACAGTTACTTCACTATCTGTTATTTCATCATCACTTGAAGAAATTGGTTCTTCATCTATTATTGTCCATATAACATAAGTCTTTTTGTTTCCTTTATACTTTAGATGTGCAACTGGAATATCTAGATTTAAAATCTTTTTTATTTCACTTTCCATAATTACTCCTTTGGTAAATATTTTTCTTGAACTTTTTTCATTTCTGACTCTATTTCTGTTTTTCTAAATGATTTACGCATAAATGGATGTTTCTTTACTGTTGATGTTCCGTGTTCAAAAACATTTCCAACAAGTGGTGCTGGTGTTGTTACTCCTCTTTTATTCTTGAAATATCCATATAGGGCAACTTTAGTATTTATTCCTCCATCGCTTGGTGTTTTATATACTTTT